ACGTGGGGTGACGAGTTTGGAGGTGGGGCGGCTGCGGCATCCTGGTCGGCAAATACGGGTGGACGTGGGTCAACCTATCAGATGGAGAATGCCGTTATCCTCGGCGGCAGCTGGGGCGATGGGTCTGTCTCTGGTTCCCGTTGTTCGGGCTGGTACAACTCTCCTGCGGCCTCGAGCTACAGCGTCGGGGTTCGGGGTGCCTGTGACCACCTGTGCGTTGATTAGCGTGTCGAAAGACACGCAATATAATGGAGCCACAGGGGGAGACCAAGCCATGCTACAATCAGATGTTGATTGTGGAGAAGTACGAGCGGCTGGTTCAGTATCTCTACCCGATTGCTCAATCCATCCCGAGGAAACATGGGGTAGCTCGGGAGATGTTTCTCAGGCAACTTTTTTTGGTTCCAGAGCTTTTTTACCAGGCGGGAAAGTCCAACCAGGTCGGCAGGATTTATATGGCCGACTCGGGGCTGGCCTGCCTGCGCTTTTGGATGAGATTTCTTGTGCAGATCCGCTGCCTCAGCCCGAGCCAGCTTCAGACGGCGCAGGTGTTGCTGTCCGAGGTGGGTTCGATCCTGGGCGGATGGGTCAAACACAGGAAGGGGCAGGTCGGGCAATAGCACCGTTATCCTCGGCGGCAACTGGAACAATGGGTCTAACTCTGGTTCCCGTTGTTCGAACTGGAACAACTCTCCTACGAACTCGAACAACAACATCGGGGTTCGGGGTGCCTGTGACGACATCAACATCTTACGGCTCTGGATCGGCCACGGCCCTCCAGGCGGACCTGCAAGCATGTGGTCAGCCGTGCCTGTCCCCCTTCGGGAAACACACTCAGAGGTTCGGCACAACGCCCAGTAGGCAATCCAACGGCGGGGCCGACATTTTTATGCCAAACAAATCCAGGAACCTGATCGGCAGAATTGCCGACATTGGAAACCTCAGGGAAGCGTTCTTGAAGACGGCCAAAAACAAGCGAAAGACCTGGGGCTATCTGGAGTTCAAGGAATACTCGGAAAAGAATCTTTTGGACCTGCGTGACGAGATCCTGTCTGGATCCTACACCCAGGGTGAGTACAGGAACTTCACGATCTACGAGCCGAAGGCCAGGCTGATCTCGGCCCTGGACTTCAAGGACAGGGTGGTGCAACACGCCCTATGCAGCGTCATTGAGCCGATCTTTGACCAGGCCATGTTGCCATGGTCATTCGCATGCAGGAAGGGCCTGGGTACCCACGCCGCCGTCAAGCATGTCCAGTCCAGGCTAAGACAGACGGGGGCAACTCATTTTCTTAAGACAGATTTCTCCAAGTACTTTCCCTCCATTGACAGGGCTAGGCTTCACAAGATCATTGAAAGAAAGATTGGGTGTCAGGCCACCCTGGATCTGATCTCCAAAATTATTCCAGGGGATGGCACGGGGTTGCCGATTGGATGTCTGACCAGCCAGCTTTTTGCCAACGTCTATGGCACCGAGATGGACCGATTCATACATTTCTCCCTGGGGCGCAGGCACTGGGCTAGATACATGGATGATATTGTCATCCTGGGGGATGACCCCAAAATCCTCTCCGAATCCTTCCTCAGGATCAGGGATCGTGCTGGGGCGGACCTTGGCCTGGGGATCAGCAAATGGCAGGCCTCGCCGATCAGCAGGGGCATCAATTTCGTCGGTTACAGGATCTGGCCCAGTTACAAGCTGATCCGAAGGGATTCAGTGGCACGGGCCAAACGCAAGATTTCAAGCTATGTGGAGCGCAGGGATCTTCCCTCCTTGGGGAAGTTCATGGCCGCATGGTCTGGCCACACGCAGTGGGCGGACACACATAACCTGAAAACATGGATGGAGGAAACCTATGGCATCACCTGTTAAAAACAAAGTCATCAACACCCGTGCGGACCTGGATGCCGTGGCGGGAACAACTGCCCACGACGAGTTTATTGCCGCCCTGAAGGGTTCGGCAACCCGCAGGCAGGATGTGCAGTCCTACCCAGAGGGCTACAACCAGCCAGGCTATGACGGCCCCAAGCTGGAGCCGATCTGGCAGGACGTGGAGGATCTCTCCACCATCACCCGCTTTGGCTTTACCAAGGAGCAGCTGGGCCTGTAGGACGTGACGCTCGACCAGATCGCCAACCAGGTTTGCACCAAGGTCCACGACACCAGTTCGGGGGCCGTGGCTGCGGCCAAGACATTTGCCAAGAACAGGTATGAGATGATCTGGAACTCCCAGGTTTGGAAGGACTCCCTGGCAACCACCTCCGTGGCCGTTTCGGCGGACGACTCCATCGTCACCATCCCAAGCACCAGTTTTGACATGCCCGTGGCCGTCAAGCTGGACACCACGGCGATTAGCCCAGCCAATTATGAGAGTGCCTTCGTCAACTCTCCCGAATCCTTCACGGGCAGCGGGACCACGGCAGCTTTTGTGATTCTGGCAAAGAACGATTCTGGCCAGATCAGGCTCCAGCTCCTCAAGGCAGCAGGTCAATCGGGAACCCTTAGCGTGCTCTGCAAAACAAAGGTCAGGGTGATCAATTCTGGGGTATCCAACTACCGAAGCCTGGAGCAGGACAGCGACCAGCCAGCCATACCCCATGCCGAGCAGGCCCTGGTGGCCCTGGTTGAGGCCGATATGCTTGAATATAAGCAGGCCTACGCCAAGGCCCAGGCCAAGCAGTCCGAGGCACTTACCCTTCTGGCCCTGGCCAGGAACATGGAGAGGGGCCAGTCAGCCTCCAGGTTGTCCATCTCGGTGGAGTCCGACGGCCAGTGGCAAAGGGATGACTGGGAGAGCGGGGATTCCCAGATCCAGTTCATTTAGGCGGGTAAGCCATGCCGATTGTCACCGATGATGCGCTGGATACGCCGCTGACGTTTGAGTCACAGCGCAACTTCACTGGTTCTGACAGCTACTCACAGGCCAGGCTTTTGCCCGAGGGAGTGTGCAGTGAGCTGCTTAATGTGGACCTTGACAGGACGGGGATCGCCAGGACCAGGGAGGGACTGATTGTGATGCCTGCCATCGAGGGCACCTCGGTGGTCAGGGCCGTGACCAGCTGGAGATCCAGCACCCTGGGTCCCTACACGCTGGCCTTTAAGAACGGAAACATTTACCGATTTTCATCCTATACGTCGGGATGGACCACGCTTTCCTCGTCGGCATTCATCTCCACCAACCCTGTCTTCACGGCCTCGGTGGCCGACAGGCTTTACTTTGTCGACACCTCGGCGGCTGGGCAGCTGAAGTATTACGAGGGCACATCGGTGGTGACGGTTCCCACATCGGGGGCGGTCTCCGCACCTGCTGGTATAACCCACCTGATTAGTTCCAACGGAAGGCTATTTGGGGTAAGGCAGTCGGAGCCAGATACGCTCATGGTGGGGGATTTTCTGTCGGCTAATTTCAACACGGTAACCAACTCCATTCGGGTGGGCGGGGATGGTGCGCCCATCACTGCGATCAGGGAGTGGACGGGCGACAGGATCGCCGTCTTCAAGGAGAACAGCGTTTTTGTTGTCAGCAACATCACCCAAAGCTCGGCCTCCAACTTTGAGATTGAGGCGGTGGACACCTCCAACGGATCCATCTCCCAGAAGGCCACCATCAGGGTGGGTGCGGATATCTTCTTTGCCTCCAGGGACGGGGTCAGGACCCTGACCAGGACACTACAGGGTTCCGAGCAGGCAGTTTCGGTACCGCTTTCCAGGCCGATCCAGAACCTTTACGACCTTATCAACAAGAACACGCCCTCAGAGATCAACGGCCTTTACCACGAGAATACCGTGGTCTTCACGGGTCCGACCCTCGGAGACCCAGACAGGACCCACATCTCGATTGCCTATGACACCGTCAGGGGATCCTTCATTGGGGAATGGTCGGGCAATTTCCTTCCCTATTGCAGCGGACTGATTGTGGACGGGATGACACTGCCCATCTTTCTTTCCGCCACCCTTCCGTTCACCCTTGGCGGGGTGACCAATCTGAAGGCTGGGATGGCCATTGGGGACAGGAACGGCAGGGTTTACATCTGGAGGAAGGGGCATAATTTCCAATCGGGGCCAGACTCCACATACTCGGACGATATCACAACCACAGCAGCGGGTGGGCAGGCCATCCCGACCAAGGTGGCGACCAGGGGATTCACCTTTGGGGAGGTGGACAGCAAGAAGATTGGCAACTCCGTGGAGTGCCAATTTTACGAGTCTTTGGCGGACGCAGATCTTTACGTGAAGCTGGATGACTATGAATTTCAATTCCTTAAGAGCATAGGAACGGGTCCCAC